CTGGAGCTGTCACGAAAGGAACGCTATATTTTACATTATCATATACATACTTGTCAGTTACCTTATCATACTTAGCCAACTTAATAGGAAACTGTTTTAGTGTTGGTATAAATTGAGATACAGTTGTAAAAATTGGGTGTTTAGAATCATCAATATCTGTTACAAGTCCAACTAATATAAATTTGTCCCCGTCTTCAATTCCAACAGGACCTCCTTTATCTTCGGATGCCAAATCTACAGTTGATTCTCCTCTTACGAGGTAATTTTTGTAGATACTAGCATACGATGCATCTAGTTTACCTTTAAGTTTTATAGCATCATCTTTAATTGTTATCCTTTTAAGATCGGTCAATCGTTTTAGATCACTATATTTGGTCTTATAAACGCCGACAACTTTAGGTATCTCAGCAAGTGCGGTCGCCTTTGCATTGGGAGGAGGGACAGCAATAGGTGGGTTTTTGGCATTTGTTATTGCAGCATTAATGCGTTTATCAAAATCCAACACTGGTATATCACCTGGGGCAGCCGGAATAGCAGCGGGCAATGCATCAGCTATATCTGCATCTGACGCATTGGCACCAATAGCCTTTTTAACTGCTGTATCTAATGCAACGCCCGCATTTTCAAGTTCAATTTTAGCACTCTTTATTGCATTTTGGTCGGGAGTTTTAGGCGTAGACCAGTTATCTAAAGTTTTACTACCATATACAGCTAGTTGTTTACCATCTGGCAAATCTTCGGGATTTGTTAAAATAAAGATATTGCTAGTATCTTTTTTAGTATCTACTTCAACAACTTTGGCATTATATGTCGTATCTTGATCCTTGACTGAAACCACTTTTAATCCATACGTATTTGTAACGGCAAACTTACTTTTATCCCCGAATGGATATGTCACACTAGCAATTGGTGTATCGCTGGATGAAGTTAGTACAAGTCCTTTTGTTCCGTCCGATGTTCGTGCAAAGTGAAATCCAGATAAATTATTGTCAGTAGCAACTGCCAACGATGTATATGAAACTGCCTTTACACTACTAGATATTACCACTGCAGGAGAAGCAGGTACAGATGCCAACTCATTCTTAATAGTTTCATAAAGGTCGGTTAGTTTTGTAGTAGAATCTGTTTCTTTAGCTTTTGCGTCTTTAGCTGGAGGAGTTGATGTACGTGCAGTAATTGCTGCTTTAAGTGCCTTAGTTGCTTCAACAGCATCTGTAATCTTCAATTGAACAGCTTTGCCGACAAATGATCTTTTAAGTTTACGAACCTCTGTCCAATTCTTGTTTGCAGCTTCCACAACAAATGCATCGTACTTTTTAACAAGATCTTCTAGATCACTTTTTCGGTCGCCACCGCGCATTCCACCTTCACGTGCCGAAGTAGATGTGATTACCGGTGAATTGTCAACATACGGTTGTTCAATCGGTGGTACATCATCTTCAATGGGATAAATTTTGGATGCCATGTAGGCGGAACCCATCGATGCGAGGCTACCCGCAACGAATGAGATCCCATAGACCGCGCCTAATGATGCCATAGGATTCCTCTTGTATGTAGCAAAGATGTTTCATTTGGTACAGGACAACGTAGAACGGGTTCAAAACAATTTATTATCCGTGAAGTCGTTTCGTGACTCGCTATTCTCCTGGTGGTGGAATGTTATTTTGTTAGTATTAGTAGTTGGATCGTTTGGATTCTTTTTGTACAGTAGTCATGGAACGGCCCCCGAAGAACATAAGAAGATACCCTTTACTGCAAACCCATGGCTGAATGCCGTAAGAAATGTTCCAACTAATGATTATGGACAGTCTCCTCAAATTGAAACTGGATCTGGTGTACAAGGGCGTATCGATCGATCAAGCGCGTCAGCGTTTTGAAGTTCTTAAAGCAGAGCCTCCCAAGGAACGTGATGTTCCTGTAGTAAACAAACGTCGCAAGCTGAGAATTCCTGTGACAGAAGATAAATGAAGTCATGTGCGGCATACACAAACGCTATAAGAGTAAAAGCGGAAGCTACACTCTTAAAGGTTGAATTTCCAGGACGAATTGCGGTCAACCAGTTGCCACTTCATGCTGCAACAGGTTGTCCTTCAGTATTATTTAATCCAATTACATACACATCTATTGCAAAGTGTTTCAAGCCGCCTATAGGTGGACTGACATGCCGTAATTAGATTTCGCGTAGTTTCTCAAACAAGCCAATATTCAGAATCTGTTTAATTTCAAGAGTGATTGAAAAATCAGCCCCTCTTAAGTTTAACTGATTTCCATATGGATCAAGTAGTTGCATTTCAATGCGATTAATATCAACAGGCTGTTGAAAGAATATTTCTTTTGTTGTAGAGTTTGAACTTTCGGTATCAAAGAATAGTGTATTCTTAGGACCAGTTATCAACAACTTAGCAAACGCATTGAAGTGTGTATTGTTATAACTTTGATGTTGTACAACATTCCAATCATTCAATACCAAATAGACATAATTATTTGCCACAGTTGTTGGTATTAGTTCTGCAGTATATGATGATAGTCCACTATAACTTGTTTGGGTAAATCCTAAATAATATCCGAGACCATTTTCATAAGGATTTTTACTATCAATAATCTGACCAGTTGTACTGTTTGTAATACGCACAACGAATGTCATACCGAATACACCTGTATGTGTGACTGTAATTCTATTTGAAATGTGATCACGTAATACTGTAAAATTTGAAAGCGAATCATTGAGAGCCAGTTGTAGTGTTGATGCAAGTATATCGGATGTTGAATAGTTTCCATCTGGGATTATAATTGATGTTGTTGTACCATCTATTGTTATGTTAACTTGTGTGTTTACATAAACATTTCTATCAAATTCATAAAATACATTTGGAAATTCAACAGATGTCAGCTTTACAGAATATACGTTACGAATAGGCGTATGCGTTTGCATGACATAATGAGCAGGATCAGATGGTTTATAACTATTTGCTTGTTCATTGGGAGGTGCAAGAGTAAATACAGGAACGTGAGGACTCACATTTGGAATAGAATACTCGCGAAATCGACTATCTATGTTCAATACAATTGTCTTTATATCTTTTTCATGACGTATGCTAAGTTTACTTTTATCTTCGAATGGAGATGGCTTTGAAATTGTTTCAGGATGTCCTCGATTACCTCCAAACTTCTTGAATGCATCCGGATCAGCTACTTCATGTGTTTCATATTCATGTTCTTCATTTCCACCAATATCCGGTTCTTCTTCGGTAAAATCTTCTTGTAGGTTCTCGTTTTCCTTATAGGTATCTGCCAATAATTGTTGATATGTCACAGATGCCATTGTTCTTCTTCATGTAAAAATGTGAAAGTCTTTATTTTGCTATAAAATAAGAATGCTGTCTGCAAGTCAGTATACATCTCAATCTAAACTTGTAGTATGCCCAGGACCATCTGGTCCAAGTGGACCAAGTGGACCAAGTGGACCTACCGGACCTTCTGGACTAGCGGGACAAACGGGTCCCACTGGACTACCGGGACAAACGGGTCCTACCGGATTACCTGGAACACCTGGAACTAATGGAACTAATGGAACTAATGGAACTAATGGAACTAATGGAACAGTTATACCACCTGGATTAATCATGATCTCCGCTGGATATTCATTGAGCCCTCCATTTGGTTGGGTAAAATGCGATGGTTCTGCATATGACTATGGACTTAATCCTATATTTGAGCCATTATATAACACAATTGGTAGTACATTCGGAAATGGTAATAATGGACCATCATCATTTAATGTTCCGGATTTAAGACAAAAAACTGTAGTTGGCGCTACCAGTGGTGTTGGATTTAATACTGGAAATTCAGGAGGATCTTCAAGTGTAACTCTTGCTGCCAATCAGTTACCTCTTCACCAACACGATAACTTAAGTCAGGGTAGTGGATACATAGCATCGGACGGTGGTAATGGTAATCGAGCAAATAATGGCGGAAGAACGGGAACTATAATTTACGATGGTTCTGGGATTCTTGCAGTGGATGGAACTACTCATCAACAACAACCTATTCCAATACTAAATCCTTATTTAGCATTGGATTACATAATTAAACTTTAAGCTTCTTCAAATCAGACAACCAAATCTGTTTAGGAGTCGTTGATTCCATTTCAGCAATTCGAGCCTTCAATTCCGCAAGTTCCTTCTCATGCTTAGTTGCATTCGTAAGTGTCAATGACGCAATAGGAAGATTCATCAGGTAATCATACGATTCCTTGATAAGTTCAAACTTGTCCTTCTTGAGTAGAACGTCACACTCCTCACGTGTCTTACGACGAATGTCCGGAACGGGTTTCTCCTGACACTGTTGGCGAATAAAGCGAACTACATTTTCGTGATAGGGTAGCTTGTCGTTCAATGTTTTTAGAATATGCTCACGACGCTTTCCATACAGTTCAAGTCGTACAACTGCAAACTCACTCAAGATTTCATTTGGAGTATTGTACTTGTGAATGATACACTTGGAATTGAAAGCATGCATGTTGGTTAGTTTGATCTTGTCGGTCAGCTGCTTCTCAACTGCAGCCACGTCGGATCCAAGCTTTACCTTTACGAGAATATCCATGTCAGTAGACGTATCTGTAAAGTCCTTGATAATTCCATCAGCAACCATCTTATCAAGTGTCTCGCGGAAGTCGGCAGTCCACGTTCCAACCGGAAGTTCCGTAATCGTCATCGTATCCTTCTCGGTCTTCCAAACACCCTTGACAATATAATCATTCTTTGCATCTTTTGCGATCGTACCCCGGAATCCCTGATAGTAAGGAGTAAACTCGCGCTCGAGTCCAGTTCCTTTCTCAAGCCACTCAACAAGCGCGGACTTGAGTTCAGCAGGATTGAATGACGGAATATTCGTGCTATAACCAGTACCAATACCGCGAGATCCGTTCACAAGTAGCATTGGAAGAACCGGTGCGTACCATTCGGGTTCTACAGGCGTACCGTCGTCATCACGATAGACAAGACAATCTAGATCATCTGCAGGTACAAGGTGCTGAATGTAAGGTTGTAGGAACGTGTGGATATAACGGGGCGAAGCTGAGTCCTTACCTCCCTGAAGACGAGTGCCAAACTGACCTTCGGGAACAAACCACGCAATATTGTTCGAACCTACAAAGTCCTGAGCCATGGCTACAATTGCTTCTGTCAACGATGCCTCACCGTGATGGTAACCAGAATGCTCAGATACATAACCTGCAAACTGAGCTACGCGAATTTCACTTTTCAGGTTTCTCTTAAATGCAGAATATAGAATCTTACGTTGTGACGTCTTGAGACCATCCATTACGTTCGGAATTGATCGCTCCAAATTATAGTTCGAGAAGTGAATCAAATCCTTATGTACAAACTCCTCGTACGGAACACGCTGTCCAGGATTCGCATTGATAATTTCACTGCGTGAATATGTCTTGAGCCAATCCTTGCGATCATCGGCCAAGCTTTTGTTAAAAGCTAGTTCAATCGACTTATCGCTGGATTCATCGGTATACGAATAAGGTACAATATTCATGCTCTTAAAGTAATCTTTTGCCTCATCGCGAGTTGAAGTACCAAGTCCCTTGTAGTACTTAACCTTCCAACCCTTAGAACCATCAGTCTTTCGCCATTCCTCATAATCGTACTGTGTATAGAATGATTTTACATTAGAACCCTTTGTTGCCTTTACGATCGGAGTTGCCATGTAGGTAATGAAATTCGGTACCTGAATGAGTTCATGCCACAACTCGTGGAACATATTGATGAGTAGCCCACGAATGTGAGAACCATCATAATCCTGATCCGTCATGATCAGAATCTTTCCATAACGAAGCGACTTGATATCCTTGTACTTCTTTCCAGATTCCAGACCTAGAATCTTCTTCAGGTTTGCAACCTCTTCCGTCTGTTCTACCTTACGAACAGATGAATCTTTTACGTTGAGTAGCTTACCACGTAGAGGAAATACACCATACGTCTTTCTCTGTTCCTGTGACAGACCAGATAGAGCCATAGCCTTAGCTGAATCTCCCTCAGTTAGGATGAGCGTACACTCATAGCTCTTTACAGTTCCAGCTTGTGTCGCATCATCAAGTTTAGGAACACTAATCTTGCTATGTTTCTTTCCATCGGTCTTTGAGTTCTCTTTGTTATCCTTTACGTTCTGCTGTTCGAGAACCTTCTCAACCACGTTTAGCTTTGTAATAACTTTCTTAAGAAAGTCATCGCTTAGCTTACATGATACCTTAGAGGTCAACACTTCCTTGGTCTGGCTACTGAATGAAGGATTCTCTACAAAGCAATGAATGAAGACTGCCAAAGAGTCGCGAACAAGCGCTGGCTTGACTTTGATTTTCTTCTTAGTCTCCAGATAATTCACAATATGAGAAACAACCTGGTTCGTAATTTCATCCACATGCTTGCCAGACCGGGTCCAAATACCGTTCACAAACGACACATTGAACGCGCGATCAAATGTACTATCAGCGACTGCAATCTGCCAGCTCACCTGGGGAACGTCTGTGACGATGGCTGTATCTTTCGTCAGATACCAGGAAGCGTAGCTTGTAAGGTCGCGAAACTTAACTGGTGTGCCGCACCATGTAACGCGAACGTCCTTTCCGACTGTCATTGCAAGGTCAAACACTCGTCGCTGAATGACCTTGAGTAGACCTTCCGGGATAGACGCATCCTTCCAACCAAATCGAGCAAAGTCAGGCGTCCACTCGATCTGAACATACGGCTTTACCTTTGCTGACTTGACAGACGGCTCTCCAATTTTAGACATATTATTTTCGAACGTTTGTACATATTTGAGTTCACGAACACCATCTACAACAGTGATCTTGAGCTGCTTAGCAAAGATGTTTACGAGTTTGACTCCGTAACCATTCTTGCCGCCAACCAGCTTCTTCTCTTCCTTATCATAGTTTGTAGACGTGAGTAGTTCACCAAAGATCATTTGAGGAATGTAAACACCATACTCCGGATGCTTTTCAACGTCAATAGACTCGCCATCGTTCTTGATCGTTACTACATTGTCGGTTACGCTAATATCAATTGCCTTTACAGGATTCTTTGAACCTTTCTGGCGAAGACGTACGACATGATCGTGTGCATTCACAAGCAGTTCATCAAAGAGTTTGTAAAACCCAGGATTGAAGTTTGAAACAGTCTCGAGTACGAAGCTCTCATCTTTTACAACAAATAGGTCATCGTTCGAGTTCTCAATGCTACCGATATAAGTATCAGGTAGCGATAGAATGTGTTCACGATGGGTGTGCTTGCGGTACTGCTTAGAAAGGTCGGCCATTCTGTGTACTTTCCACTACTGCTGTGTTTGTTAAAATTCGTTTTGAATATATAAATGGCCGGAACTCTTGAACCGGTAGCAAAGGGGTTCATGACTCCTAAAGAACAAATACGAGGTTATAAGAAACCTGCGTCAACAGAATATTCCGCAGCTTCGGTGGTTAAAGATCTATCACCTATTAAGGACGTAAAAAAGGCTGCCGAAGCACAGTCTATGTAGGACGGTTTTGACAAGAAAATGTTACGAGCGACAGGTGGTAAATCACGTCGCCGTAGGTCCAAGAAGTCTAAGAAGACTAAACGCCGCAGTCGTAAGTAAAAATACACTTAACTATATAAATGGACGTAGTTATAGTGTGTGTAATCATTGGTGTAGTATTGAGCGCGGTTCTCTCCACGATATTTGGCGTATATAGCAAGGCTACAGCTACTCCTTATATCCGTACTCTATTCGGTATGTCCTCCATCGATCTAATCTCAGGAGTAACTCTTGCAGTAATCATTGCTGCTTTCTTCTTACTTGCGGTTGTTTCTGGTCTCATTCGCGACTTAACCTACCCGACAAAGAGCCCGCTAAAGTTCGCGATTGAGGTATTGCTAATGGGTTTCCTACCTGCTCTTGTTTTCCTGCTCATGGCTGTTTTCCGCGGCTATCCGATAAATTCAACGGTTCTTGAAGAATTTGGAATGCTTCTAGCTAAGTTTAGCATTCTACACGTTCTACTACAGTTCAGTGGGTTCTACAGCTTTGTATTCCCGCCTAAGTAATTTATAGCAGGTAGCGATTTGTCTTCTCAAATGCAGTATCAGATTCATCCCACATTCCATGATCTTTAAAACGCTGAACCTTTTCAGCTGTGGTTATTAAATAATTACAGTGAACTATCTTTGCTTTGGACATCAATCCTTTATTGAAGTATATTTCACCATTGGGATATTCTTCAGTTGACAGCTTAGTTACAATAATACCAACTACTTGCGGATACACGCGATTAAAAGCATGTTGATCATTAACGCGTTTATTTGTAGATCTGGTCAACCAATCAATTGACTTTTGTAGAACAGACAATGAAAATGCACCACCTCTTGCAAGAAAGAATCCAGTACATACTCCCCACAAATCATCTTGCATTACAAAATTACCACGTTTTGACAAAACATCTTCCAAACAGTTTTCAAAAAATACAATATCATTATCAACCCACAAAACTTCACGATCGAGAGCCATATTCATTTTGATGACTTCAAGTTTCTTCAATGTGATTGAATTAAACTGTGAACTACCATAAACAGCAACCTCTTTTTGACTATCAAGGAGATAGCAGTGAAATAGGTTCATCGGAATTCCAGCATGCATTGCAGAATTGAGCATATTTTTCATCATAGGCAATTGAGCATCATTTGTCATGCAAACGATTCTCATTTGTTTAAAAGATTCTTTTGATTTTGACATTTGATGCGTAGTTATTCTAAATGGTCGGTCGTAAAGCAAAGGTTGTAAAGGCAGATGTGGAAGTAGATGAAACACCTGTTATTTTTCGATTAAAAGTGAATGAAGAAGCGGAAGAACAAGTAATTCCTGTCGGAGAGATGGTTTCATATTCGGATATCTTAACGTCAGTAGAAACGTCTAAGGTATCTGAACGATTTAATACAGATGTTCTAAAGAAGAT